TTACACCTCGCTTTCTATTAGGCTATAGGCATATGCCGCCTGTGCAAAAGGATCATCATAAACTTGTGTTCCTTCGATGATGTGGAAGACTGTGGGATGGACAGCCACTTTATCTTCTTTAGGCTCGCGTATCCTGCCGAGAGCAGATGCCCGTCTAATCCGTTCCTCTTGAACAGCAGCAAAGGTATCTGGGTCAATGATTGCTGGGTAATAATCATCACCAAGGTAATGGTGATTTTTTAGTATCCTACCGACTCCTGCATGAAAGGTATCAATGCCCACTTTGTTAGCAGCAGTCCTTAGGGAATCGCCAGAAAGGTACGATTGATAGAGTGCCAGAACCTGCTCTGCGGCGTGTTCGTCAACCACTGCAACTCCATTTTCTATCCTGTATCCAAATGGGGTATGGCCCATTTATTTCACCAACCTTTCTTTTAGCGTTATGCCGCATTTCAATACGAATCCGATTTCCATCCTCGAATAAACAATAATATGATCAACAAACCGGCTGAAAAGCTCACCGTCAAAGCCAGACTGCATGGTAGCTTTCGTTGCAAACTGGAGGAGTGCACTAACTTCACTCAGATGACGAGAATCGTTGCTAATGAAGCTAATTAGAGATTCCTTCCGGCGCTGCAGTTGTCCAGCTTCCTGTAATAGGTCGTTGTTTCCTCTAGTGTAGACAGCAGGCTCAAGGTAGCCACGTGTCTGTAAGCCCGTGAGAACTTTTCGTTGATCTTCGATGTCAGCAAGCTTTTTGTCGATTTCTTGTAAGGTTTCCATGCTGTTACTTGAATCAATACCTCTAAGACTCATAAGGAGAGGTCTGAGAACGATTTGATGCCCGAAAATGAGTTTGTTCATCATGCTGATAAAGGCAAACTCTAATTCCGAATTAGAAATGTACTTCATGGAGCATTTCTCGATTTCCGTGATATGTGTATTGCAGCACCATGCGATGTATTTTTTACCGCTGGAGTGGATACGGCGTTTAAATGTTCCACCACACTGGGCGCAGATGATTCTGCCAGAAAAAGGGTAGCGGTTTTGATATTTCTCGTTTTGCTTTTCTACGCCTTTTTCTTTGCCGCGCTGTTCTAAGACCAGTTGTGCGGCATCATAATCATCGCGGCTGATAATTGCCTCATGATGGTCCTGAATTAGGTATTGCTCACGCTCTCCACGGTTTGTAAACCTGTTGAACTGACTGTCACTGTAAGTCTTTTGAAAGATAGCATCACCAATGTATTTCTCGTTGCCAATCATCCCTCTGATGGTGGAAGAGGTCCAGCGGCCGCCGTTCTTGCCTTTAAGCCCGCGAGCGTTTAAGTCTTTTGCAATCATATGAACGCCTTTACCGGACAAGACCTCTGAGAAAATAAACCTAACAATTTCAGCCTGCTGCTTATTTGCAATCAACTCACCATCAACAGCATCGTAGCCATAAGGAGAGCAGCCGATTTTATAGGTTCCGTTTTGAAAGCGTCGTTGAATGGACCACTTGTTGTTCTCGGCAATGGATGCTGATTCTCCTTCGGCCAGTCCACTTAGGATCGACAGCATGAGTTCGCTTTCCATAGAACCCGTGTTGATATTCTCACTTTCAAAATAGACGGAAATGCCAAGCTTGGTCAGTTTGCGGACCAGCTCAAGGCAGTCCATGGTGTTTCGGGCAAATCGACTTATCGACTTCGTCATGATGAGGTCGATATTTTGTTTTTCACAGTCTTTTATCATCCGAAGCAACTCTGGACGCTTTTCTTTCTTGGTACCTGTTATGCCCTCGTCGTAGTAAAGCCCCGCAAACTCCCACGCCGGATTCGCCTTGATCGTGGATTCATAATGACTTTTCTGGGTTTCAAGACTGACCAACTGATCCTCACTACCAGTCGAAACGCGTGCATATGCAGCGACTCTCAGCTTAGGTTGCTCAATAGAATTTGCATTGTTTGGCGTTATTAACGTAACCTTTTTCAAATTTTCACCTCCTTGTCAGTGTCACATATTACCTCTGAAGCACTGTTATATCAACGTTTTTCTGGCATGATTGAAGCCAGCGCTGGAGAGAAAGATTGACGGTTCAGTAGGGTGATTTTATTAAATTCCGACAAGGAAATAAGTCCATTTTGAAGCATGGAATCGAGTATCCTTTGCGCCCTTATATAGTCCACTTCACACTGTAATTGCTCCTGTGAAATGGGCTTCTTTTCATAATTGATCTCTGGTTTTGTGCCAGTAATATTTGCCATCCATGTGTCCTCCAATCTGAGAACTTCCGTCCTCACTACCCAATGGAGGTGAACAAGACATTTGAACGAAAACACAGTAAAAAAATAATGCCTACCGAAAGACGGATCTCTCAGTAGGCATTAAGTGGTGTGCTATTCGCTGTATTTGATAAAGGCATCTGTAAAGCCAGCCGCTTTGACCTTGCGGAGCATAGCGTCGGCATTTGCCTTTACAGAAAATGCGCCAAGCTGGACGCGGTAATACTTCTGTGCAGTGGTTTGATCGACGGGAGCAAGACCGGATTTTACATCCGCACGAAAGGTGTCCATCGATTTGCCATGCCTCGGAAACCAATGCATGACGTCGCCGTGGTTACTGGCAACTCCAAGTTTATGGCCCTCTGAGTGGCAGATGATATCCTTTTCGGTGAGCCCGTATTGTTTGCAGAGATAGACGCATAGTTCCACGGCTTCCTTGTAAACGGTATTAAAATACGAGGCATCGGTCAGACCGTCCTCGCAGATTTCAAAGCCTATATGTGTATCGTTCGCAGCGCCTCCGGCATGCCAGCCTCTATGATTCCATGGTAGGGTCTGATAGGTGGCGATGCTTCCATTAGCCAGCTTGCCGATGAAGCCGTGGACGCAGACCTGTCTGCCGCCAGGATTACCTTGATTCCAATGGTTATTGTATTGGTTCTTGCCGAGCAGACCATCGTCTGGCCCAACATAGCGTTTTAAATTTGGGTTATTGGCCCCGGTGGAATGCACCATAATACCCTTTGGTGTAATGGTGCGGCCCGCCTTGAAGCAGGCGTTGTTGGTGAGAAAGAGTTTATGCAGATTCATTTTAGTTCCTCCTTATTCAGTTGATCAAGCACCGTCCTGAGTTTTTGCGGTATAGGCAGTCCGATTTTAGCCGTGTTCTCTAAAATGCTGATGCCTTCATTTGACAAGTAGAAGAAAATGACCGCGGTCCTTATAGCGCTTCCTGTTTGGATCAGCTGTGAGTCGATTATGTGGGCCACTGCAACCAGAGAAAAAATAAGCACTTTCTTGAAAATACCCCGGAAGCCGATTTCACTTGAGAGTTTTCTCTCAAGGATAGCCACCATAATGCCGGTGAGATAATCAATGACCACAAAGGCAATCAGGGCATAAAGGAATCCGTCAAGTCCCCCTAAGAAATATCCGATCGTTCCGCCAATAGCGGCAACAATAATTTGTAGTATGTTTATAATGTCTTTCATTTCAAACCTCCTCGTTTACGGCAATAAAAGAAAGCCTTAAAGGCTTTCTTCGACTGGAATATCAATTAGTTTCAGATTCGTGAGCAATGCAACCTGCTTTTCGAGGTCCGCGACTCGTTGTTCTAAAGATTTCATCTTCGGTTGTTCCGGAAGATTCCTCTCTACAAATTTACCGTCCGCGTAATTAAAGTTGTCAGGATTGGCGGCGACTTTCTCCGGAACATCGATGAGGTCTTTCTCACTATTGATTCCAATAAAAAATCCGGTTATCTTTCCATCCTCAATTTTAGCTTTCACTTTCATACCCCCTTCAGCAAATCAAGCGTGTAGAATTCAACAAGTCCCGCGCCGCCATTCGCATTCACACTATTTCCGTAATATGTTCCATTAATGCCCCCTGCACCGCCAGAGGCTGATGCAATGGCATTATTGGCAGGAGCGGATATCGAAATCAGACCGCCTCCGCCTCCAGATCCACCAACACTGTCCACCATGCCGGCGCAAGATCCAGCATCGCCTCCCTTGGCCTCGATCGTAATAGTTGATATCACATTGGCTGATACTATGATTACAGCTCCACCGCCTCCACCTCCGCCAGCGCCACCGAAATCCCCACTTGCTGTCAACTCGGCGCTGCCGCCACCTGAGGCATAAACACCGCTCCCCCCATTAGCTACAGATGCGTTGACTCCGTCTCCATCATGCTCACCGCTGTATCCACCGGAGCCTCCTATCGAGCTTATTTCAAAATTAAGGAATGTAAACAACGATGTCTTGTGTGCTCTTGATCCGGCAGGTACACTGTTGTTGATGAAGGATCCTGCTGTTCCCGAATTTCTGCCGCCGCCGGATGACGTGCCGGAATATTCCGTTGTGGGACTTTCACCAATACCACCGTTGGCTTTGATAGAGCCAGTGCCGGTAATCTCGTTGGCAAACAGGTATATCACTCCTCCGCCAACACCGCCAGCTCCGTCATATGTCGAAACTCCGGCACCTCCTGCAGCGCCTTTTTCCGAAGCGGATATACAGCCGTTAAGGGCCAACGTTCCCAGGATGATAAGGATCGTTGTTCCTGAGGTGCATGTAAGTGTCACTCCGGAATCGATTGTGAGGTCCTGGTAAATATTGATTTTTTCAGTAAGCGTAGTATCTGAAGAAATTGAAGCACTTGCCGGAGAATAAAGCTGCAGGGCATTAGGAATAATCGAAGGAAATATATTCTTCACCTTGTTCGCCGAAAGGATTATGGACATCAAACTGCTGTTACCTTCGATGTCCGAAATCTCCCCTGAAGTGAGCTGTTCCTTGAAAGTTGAGTACATCCAAACATCGTGGGTTGGTATTCCTCCTTCTGGATACCAGGCAGGCTTGGCTCTGTACCGGAAATATCCGCATACATCCACATTGCTTCGTTCGTCAGTGATGACGCCTGAGGTAATAGTGGAGAATCCGTTGGCAAGTGAAATCTTTGCCAGAGAAAGTTCCCAGATGGAACTGTTTTGAACCAGTTCTGGCGGACTTGGACTTGCTGATGTGGTTCCCTGGCGAACGGCAAATTCAATTTTTCTATCGGTCAGATTAAGTCTTGCCACGATTCGGTCGATCCGAGGCTGCCCGCTGGTGTTATCCGCTACTGATACGTTCGTTACAACCGGCATGACCCGCATAGCTCCGCTGATAAAAATAGCCCCTGTATCCACATACACCGTCTTGTTGGGCGTGGACTGGGGCTTCACCATCAATTCGTTGCCGAAGTCTCCGATAATGCCGTCCTCCAGGAGCGAACTGAAGTAGGAACGCCAATCGAGAGCGCTGTAAGCTCTGTCTCCTGACTGTGAAGTGAAGGGCATTCCAAAATCATTTATGTTTGACATATATTAGCCTCCTTACATGGCTGCCGTCCTTCCGGTTTCTACCCAAAGCGAGCCGTTATAGATAAAATTCACAGCGTACATTTTTGCGCTGATCGTTCCCGTTGCAAGTGTGCCTGCAGCTTTGAAATTCGTGCCAAAAGTGAGCGTGTAAGATGTTGTTCCAGAAGTTGTGATAATAAAAGTGCACCGCTGCCCGAGAGTTCCGCCGGTAGCATTAAATGTGCATGCCCCGGTTGGAGTGATCCTCTTGATGCTTCCATTCATGGTGGCTGTCAAGGTTCCAGTGGTGCCGGGAAGCGCTGTTCCTTCACCAAGAAGCGCCGAGATTTGAGAATCCGACATAAAGCGATGCGCGCTATCCTGCGTAATTCGTGATGGAGAAATAACAGAACCTTCTATTTGCTCCGAGCTCCAGGTTGAGGCAGGGGAGACCTTATTATCATCAATCTTCGCTACGGATGAAGCCAAGGAAGAAAGTCGCTTGTCCACTCCGCTGATTGCTTTCCCAAGAGTACGCTCCGGAGTTCCGAATACAGGCTTGACTGAAATATTGCCCTGCTCGTAGATTTCCTTCAGTTCTCTGATTTGAAGGTGCTGAAATGTATCCTTGTCGATGACGACCGTCACGAAATCCCCTAGATCGTAATCCGTTTCATAATGGAACTGTCTGCTCAGTGCTTCGAATTCAAAGCTATTAACTGCCAAAGCATCAGAAAGCGCTTGATAACCTCGCTCGGCAAGTTCATTTGCCGTTCCCACATCCTGGGCATCCACAAACATTTCCTTTCGGCGTCCGCTTCCGGAATTATCTATTTCAACCAGAAGCCGGGTTGACCCATCGCCTTGCCCCCCGACAAAGGCCACTGTCTTTGAAGAAACAGTATCCGTTACCTTTCTGAATCCTGCGATGTTACCATATCTCAGTCCAAATAGAATCCTGCTGTTTGTGCTTTGCTCCGAGGTCCTGTTTACACCATCTAAAACCCTGAAAACATATCTTGAATTTTCCATGTCCAGATCCACCCTCCAGCCGAGGTCTTCGGGAAGTAGCACCCTGATGATCTCATCCGACAGCACAGCAAAGCGGCTTTGTTCGGTTATCGTTTCCCCGAAGTCCCCTTCCTCGGAAAGTGCAAGGGGGTATTGCGACCTGGCCGGGTTGTCGGGATTGATACAATTTTGGTCTACCCATAGCCGAACCACCTGCTCACGGGAACCGGTACGGACATCCGTATCCGCACCTGCTGGAGGGATGGTGATGTAGTCATGGAGCAGCACGTTGAGATGATTAGCAGTGATTCTGTAGCTCATACTGCTTCCCGAAAGCTCAGTTTCGATATGCTCTACTATAAAAGCCTTGTTGTATTCTCGGTCGAACCAGAGGATGTCATTTTCACGGATCAAGTTGGCATTGGGGATTTCTTCGCTGATGACTAGTTCCAAGGCACCTATGCCGTTCCAAACCCGCTTTATAATTGCGCTTTGATAACCACGGATCGCCGCCTTGTATGTGAAATCAAGGGTCATGATATTTAAGGTTTTCACTTAGATTCCCACCCACCTTTGCTTGTATTTGATGGTGGCTTGTTCCACCTCCGCCTCGCCAGCAGTGATCAGAAGTGTGCTGGTTCCTCTGGGAAGCCTAAAAAACGAAGTCTCTGCCACATCGATATATTGGAAGGCTACTGTGCTAATTCCTGTTATGAGGTCTTCCTTGATTACATTGATGTCATCAATCCCCGTTGTTATGGTAAGGCGCTCAGTTTCCAGTAGACTCATTGCCAGTACAATTTTCTCACCGGTGTCCAGGTTTTCAACTGTCAAAGGACTATTTTTTGGTCCATCCAGAATAACGGTTACCGGACAATCTACATCGCCCCCGTTGGTCACAAGGATGCCTGTTGTATTAGTGAAGTCGAAAACAAAGCTATCAAATATATTCACCGGGAATTCGAGGCAGTTTTCACCTGTGGAAACTGAAGCTTCGAGGTAATCCTCATCCGTATAATATGGATCAAATGCTTCGAAAACAGCTGAAGTGATTTGATAACTCATTCCTCTTGATGGCGAGCCGGGCAAAGTGGGCATGCTTCTTGTTTTCACCTTATTAAGCACATAACTTTTCCCGCCCCGCTCGTAGGTAAGTTTGCCAAGCCCAAGCTTTGGGTTTAGGATGCTGTTCAGGCTGCGTATGGCAATATCAAGTTCAGAGGAGACAACCGCAAATTTGACCTTGATGGCTTTTGCTGTGAAATACGCATCTCCCACTGAGGTCGCACCATCCTGGAATGGACCTGTAGAAGTCATGAAATCCGCTTCAAGTCCGCCAAGATCGTCTACCTCAAGCCACCGAAGCAAGCCGCTTTCATCAAAGATGACAGCTTGGCCAAGCGCATTTGTATAAATCAGTCGTTCCAAGTCGCCACCTCCTTATAGCCCTGTTGCAGTCGCGAGTTGCTTATTTAATAAGTCAATCTCATGCCTTGCTTGGGAGAAGCTTTGCACATTGAAGGTCAGATTGGTGGCGCGATTTCCCTGCAAATTTGAAGCACCATCCGCTGCCGATCTCCCATTCGATTTCGAGCCTTCGACTTCGAGACTAGCTCCCGCGGTAAGCTGGGTGCTCATGGTATCCATAGCCGCCTGCACAATTCCGGCATTTCCAGTGATGCCTCTGGCAATACCCGCTGGAATCCATTTGCCGACTTCGTCCGCCATGACCTTTGAGGGGGAACTGATGCCAAGGGAAATTTTAATGCTTGAAATAAGAGCACTGGCGAATTCTCTGATTTTTTTCTTGATCCAGCTCATCATGCCATTCATGCCGTTCCAAAGACCGGTTACCAGGTCTTTGCCGACCTGCAGCATCCCCTCCGGCAGAGCCTTGAAATAACTGACTATACTTGCCATAACCTTTGGAAGTTCTTCGCTCGCTTTGGTTATAAGGTTTCCAGCCCAAGTGCCTATCGCACTGATCACTCCTGTAATGGCAGTTCCTATCTGACCCGGCAGGGAGGAGAAGAACGCGACTATGCTATTAATCACGATCGGTATGTTTAATGCCACCCAGGAAGCGAGGTTCATGCCCCAAAGTGAAATGGCGCTCAGCACACTTGTAACTGTTTCCGATATTCTGGACGGAAGGGCAGCAAAGAACTGAGCGATGCTTTCAATTACGGTTGGAATTGTTTCAATAACCCAAGTGGCAAGATCAATTCCGAATTTAAGTATGTTACCGATCACAAGGCCAAGTGCAGAGCCTATATTGGCAGGTAGATCGTTGAAAAACTGAAGGATTGCAAGGAGTGCACTGCTAAAAGAACTTTTAACTGATTCCCAAAGCCCAGTAAAAAATAGCTTGATTTGGCCCCAATAGGTATAAATGAGAAAGGGAATCCCGATAAAAGGCGCGAGTACTGCCAAGATTAAAATGCCCCACTGGCTAAAAAAGCTCTGTAGCCAGCTCCATAAACCAGTAAAGAAGCTTTTTATCCCTTCCCATGCGTTTATGAATGTGCCACTTATGCTTTCCCAAAGCTTAGAAAAGAAGTCCTTTATTTCAGACCAGTTGCTGATAATCAAATATGCAGCGGCGGCAATAGCGGCAATAACTAAAAGAACTATGCCTCCGGGTCCGATCAGAGCGCCAAGCGCTGATGAAAGACCGCCGCCTTTTGATAAAACCCCGGCAGCTTTGCTCACAGCCCCAACTGCACCGCCAAGTCCCGTTGTAAGTCCTCCTATAACGGATAAGACCGGACCGATTGCGGCTGCAATTCCTGCCATTGTCAGAATGAATTTCTGTGTGCCTTCGTCCATACTGGAGAACTTCTGAATAAGATCATTGATTTTCTGCAGTATGGGTGTGATGACAGGGAGCAGGTTCTGCCCCAAGGTGGCTGCCGCTTCCTTCAAGGATTCCTGAACGATTCTAAGCTGATTTGCGGTACCGCCACTGGTTCTTGCAAAATCTCCCTGAGCATTTTTAGTGGCATCCATGACATAGGCATAGCGAAGGGCCACTTTTTCAGCCTGGGTCATTTCATCGTAGGCTTTCTTTTGGCCTGTAGCCATCGCATAGGCTTCAAGAGTGCTATCCTGCATGACGACACCGAGGGATTTAAGCGACTCGCCTTCGCCTGTGAAGATTCCTTTCAGAGCGGTTTGCGCTTCCTCAATGCCGATGTTTTTGAAAGAAGCCAAATCTCCAGCAAGGCCAACCAGGCTTTCGGACATTCTGGCTGCTTCCTGTGGAGTCTGTCCCATGGCAGTTCCCATATCTCCAAATAGAGCCGCCATATCGAGGGCCGTCCCCTTGGCGATACCAAAGGTTTCCAGAGTCGTATCCGACCATTTTTTCACTTCATTAGCTGAACCTTGAAAAGCGACGTTGACCTTGTTGGTAGACTCCTCAAGATCTGAGGCAAATTTAATAGAAGCCGCTGCAGCTCCGGCGATAGGGAGGGTGACCCCTGTAGTAAGACTGGTCCCGAGCGAGGATATTTCTTGACCGGCACTCTTCAGCTCCTTGGCAGCTTTCTTAAGGCCCTTTTGCATTTCCGTCAGATCTGCGCCGACCTTGACCATTAATGAACGAATTACAGTGCTCATCTCATCCCTCCCATCTCGCCGAGCGCTTTATTCATTGAGGCCGCTATGGCCTTTACAACATCTTCCTTGCTTTCATCCGCAGCAGGGCGTAAAAAAGGACGTTCTTTTACAACGTCCACTTTCTTTCCATCTATAACAAGGTTGTGTCCCAGTTCAAGTGGAACCGCATAGGCGGCTTCCTTGGGAAAGGTGACCTTCGAAAAGACCCGGTATGGATACTTGGCGCTTTTCTTGGCCTTGATGACTTTAAGCTTTCGTTTCAGGTTACCTGAATCTACAGGCACCTTGCAGACAGCCTTTCGAAGTACCTCATCGCCTGCTTCATTGGAACCCTGCATTAGATAGGGAAGCGCATCATCACCCAGCTTTTGAAAGGCTGCAATAAGCTCATCCAGACCCTCAACGGTGGTTTGGTTTTTACTGTGTATCGCCATAGACCTCGATCACCTCCCCTCCAAAAGCCGCATTAAGGAGCTTGGCCATGTTCATCATTTCCTCGTCGCTTTGCTGTTTGCCGGTTGTTTTATCGTCCTTTATTAGACTGCTTAATCCAGGCAATCTTTTTTGTCTGGCTAGTGCTTCAATGTGCCAGGCAAGAAAGAGCATTTCATTCATCTTTCTCTTTTGACTTTTAATTCTGCCATCTGACATTGCCACAAGCTCTGCATAGGTAAGCTGCCAAAATTCCTCCGGCTTTAATTGAAGCTCACCAACACCAATAGCAAATTCCGCCGAGAAGTCCAGCCAATCAGGCTTTATTTCTTCGGCGGATTTACGTTTGGGTGGCCAGTCTCCTTTTGAAAGGCTGCTTCAATGGCCCTTGTAATAGCGGTGATAACTTCTGTAATACTTTCTGCATGCTCATCGATCAGCTCGCAGGTTTTTTCCAAGGTCAGTTCCTTGTCTTCCTGCTTCAGCATGATCCAAAGAATTTTTGAGCAGACATCCATAGACATCTCATCATTGAGCTCCATGAGCTTGATGCCGGTCAGCTGTTCAAATTCCACCATTGCACCCATGCCAAAGCGGAGCTTTCTGGGTCTATCCAGGTTGATCATAATAAAAGGTATTGCCATATCCTTTTCCTCCTAAGAAAATATATGGGCGGATTTCGGGCTGCCCTCCCGGTTATTCATTACGGACGATTGATTCTGATGGTGTAAACCTTCGGTGCTTTATTGGTCTCCTGAACGGTAATGGTAACAACGGTGACGCTTACCGCAGAGCCAAGGACAATTGCGCTTGAGGCCGTACCTGAAGCCACAACCTGGCTTGCTCCGTTTGCCGTAATGGTAATCGTTCCAGCAGAGGCAGTTGGCGTAATGGTCACGCTGGATACTCCAGTAAGCACGGATGCAACGTAATCGGTCGTACCAGCAGCAAAGGCTGGGGCCAGCACTGCAGAGTTCGAAATGGTAAGAGCAGACAATCCCGTCGAAGTTGCCACAGCAAAAACTGGTTTTCCAGTAGGTTTGATAGTGGCTGAAAACGGGATCTTGTCATCAATGGGTGCATCCCCGATTTTCAGATTCGTGATATATCCCTGAAAGGTCCAGGTGCTGCCTGTTGAAGCAGGGAAGGTGATGACTCCAGTCCTAGCTGTTCTGTTGTTTAGATCTGCAAGCATTGCCTGCTGACCGGAGACATCCGTATAATCGAATTGCCCTTCAATGCTGACCTCTCCCGGATCGATCATGCCGGGCAGAATTTCCTTATAGTAATTCGCGGACTGGTGCGTGGTAACATCGATGGTATCCACCGAAAGTTCAATGCCGTTGATGGCAGTAAGCCCGGCAACCAAAGCGCTGTTCCAAGAAAAAGTTGTACCAAATGCATGTGTTCCTGGCATTTATCTCACTCCTTTAAATAGTTAATTTCAAATTCCAATATTTCCGTGTATATTTTGAGGGTGCCGTCCGGAGTTCTTTCAAGGCTTGAAAGCTCATTTTCTAGCCGGATATATTGAACTTCAAGACCGGACATCATCCCTTGAAAATCGCATAGCGCAGCCTTCAGCTGGTTCGCAATCGTTCTTGCAGCGGTTTTCGTATCGGCAAAAACAGTAAACTGCAGCATAGGACTTTCCAGGCTGCTTTGTCCGGCGAGCGTATGCTCTTTCACATCGCTGATTTTGCTGTAAATGACAGCCGGAAGCTTTATCCCCTGAGGCAGCTCATCCGGGTAGAGCTTATCGCCAATGAGAGCAGCAAACCCTGTAAAGCCAAGCAGATATGAGGTTAGTGCCTCCTCGATTTCCATCAGACCACCTCCATGCACATCAAAAGAAGAGAAACATTCTTTTCTTCCGGATTGATGATCGAGTTGATTTCAAATATCCGATCCTTGAACAAAACCCTCATTTCTGTGGTAACCCCAACGAGATAACGGATGGTCACCTTGGTCGAAATCTCAGCATTGATCTGCTTGAAGGCTATAAATTCCCCGCCCGAAACAGGAGAGACGTTAGCCCAGACTTTAGCAAATTGAATCCATTCGGAAACTTCTGCACCAAAGCTGTCTCTGCCGGCGATACTTTCTTCTATAACGATCCGATGTCTTAACCTGCCGATTTTCATTACCACACCACCTCCCGGTAGGAAAAAAGAAGAGCCTTCAAAACCTCGTTAAGCGACTCGGTGTCAAGCTCGTTTCTTTCTTCATATAGCTTGGAAGCAGCGAAATATATGGCATGCTTGACCGGCTCAGGGATTGCGTCTGCAAAATCGCTCAAAGGAAAGCGGAGGATACCTTCCACGATATCCTCCGCCGTTAAAATGAAGCTTTCGATGAGCGCATCCTCGTCATTTGACTCGACTCTAAGCCACTCTTTTGTGTTTTCCAGTGTAACGACCAAAGCGCCCACCTCCTCATATTATTCAACTGCCATCAGTCCTGCCGCTTTGAGCTTGGCAAGCAGGGCATTGAGATCGGCAACTGTTTCGGCTATGGTTGTAGCCTCGCTGTCTGCCTGGACGGCAGCAGGTTTAAGCTCTGCGCCTGCAAAAGTGAGATTACCACCAGAGGAGATTTCTAGTTCTCCTCTGATGATGGTTTTTTCTCCGCCTTGCTCGGTATAATTTTTAACGTTACTCATAAATTTTCACCTACGCTTTCTGCTGCAGGCACTGAATGGCTTCCGGCAGAATCAGCTTGCCATCTACACGCTGATTGGCCATAAATCCAACATAGCCGTTTGCCGCATAAAGCTCATTCAGCCTTTTGAAGGATCTGACTTGACGATCCGCAATCCAGAAATAGCTGAAGTCGCCAAAGGCGATAGTCTTTGCAGAGGAGGCAACAGTCGGAGCATAAGCCGAAGTATAAACCGGACGGTTCATCAAGGTATCCGGTGTTCCTGCGGTAACCGAAGGCTGCCACAAATACTGGCCGTTTCCATCCTTGAGCTTTCTGATCAATTTGATCGTAGCGTCGTTCATGACAAATACGGCATTTCTTCTATACGGAGCTTTAAGCGAGTAGAACAGGTCCATAACCTCGTCCATGGTGACAGCGGTTGCACTAGCTGCAGTTACACCGACGGTTGCACCACCACTTGCTGCAAAGATACCAGTAGGTTTTCCGGAGCCGTTTCCTGTCAGGAAGGATTCTTCCTCAGCAGCACCAATCCGGCGTGCAAATTCACCGGCGATGTAAGTTTCAAGGTTGAATACGCTATCGTTTAAGAGCTCCTCTGTGACCTTCATGAGAGTACCGAGCTTAAATGCTGACAAGGTAACCTGGCCGAAGGCTTCATCACTTTCGGTGTATGCGCCTTCCTCGTCAATCCACGCCGCCGTGCCGTGAGTGGATACAACCGGGATCTTACGGTCACCACTGGCAGTCTGGATGATTCTTGCGATCTGGCGGAAAATGTTCTGCTGTTCAAGACCCTGGATAAGCATTTTTTCAAACTCGTCCGGCACAAGATATCCGCCTTCGGAGTCAGTGCCAACCTCGAGGGCATTTCTGATTTCAAAGCTGTTTTTATTGCGCATCACATTCCAGAAGGCTTTGTGATAATCTGCGCTCGCTCTGCCAGTCTTGGCTTCGGCAGTTGGTGCCGCCGGCTTGTCTGTCAGCGGGATATTCACTGGTTTGGATAGTTCGTTTTCAATCGCTTGCTGACGTTCCAGACGGTCGATTTCCTTACCAAGGTTTACGACATCGGCTTCCATCTTTTCGTAGGTGCCAACATCCTCGGCAGAAAGCAGCCCATCAGAGCCGCGTTTTGAATCCAGGAAAGCCTTGGCTGCCTCCCATGCCTTTGCGCGTTTTTCACGCAGTTCAATCGTTTTGTTCATATTCTTAATTCCTCCTTAGAATTTAAGTAGAGCTAATCTCGTATCAAGATCGCTGATGGGTGTTCCTGCTTGGGATTCTTCTTTTGGGTGGATGAGCTTATTCATAAGTGAATTGGTGACAGCCCGCCGGCTGAAAATAAAATCGTTCTGTGGTAAACCTGCCGATTGCGGCATATCTTCCTTGAACATAATTCCATCGGCAAATCCGTACTCGATGGCCTTGTTGGCATTCAGCCATGTCTCGGCATCCATGAGATGCGCGAGCTTTGCTCTTGACATGCTGGTTTTGATTTCGTAAGCGTTGATAATGCTTTCCTTAACCTCATCCAGCATGGAGATGGCTTTTCGCATTTCCTCGCTGTCTCCGATAGCGATGGTCAGCGGATTATGGACCATCATCAGCGATGCCGGGGACATCAAAATTGTAGTGCCAGCCATCGCTACCACAGAGGCTGCGCTGGCAGCAATGCCGTCGATTTTAACTGTGACACTGCCTTTGTAATCCATCAGCATGTTGTAGATCTGGGCTGCGGCTATGCAGTCGCCACCTGGGGAATTGATCCAGACGACGATATCGCCCGCGCCTGAATTGAGCTCAGATCTAAAAAGAGCCGGTGTGACATCATCGTCAAACCAGCTCTCCTCGGCAATTGCTCCATTAAGAAAAAGCGTACGTGTTTCATCTTCGTTTTGTATCCAGTCCCAGAAGCGTTTTGAGTCAAGCTTGTGTCTTGGACTCATAGCATTATCTGGACCTTGGTTTTGATTCTTTGCTATCAAGATTTTCATCCTCCTTTTGCGTTGTATTCTTGGCAAAGGCTCCCGCATCCTCAAGCTTTGTCATATTTCCATTGATGAGATAAAGGTCGCCGCCAAGCTTTGGCGAAATACGATCGAGGTTTTCAAGCTCCCTGATGTCATTTGCGGAAAGCCAGCCATTCTGCCTGCCTGTGGCATAGCCGTTCATACGGCTTTGATAATCGCCCCGCAGGAGACCATCCACATTGAATTTGATAAAGTATTGTTTCTTTTCCTCACTCGTAAAAAGCAGTCGCTGCATCGTCTGCTCCCAGCGCACCACCCAGGGATCAAGCGTATACTTCACAAATTCCAAGGATTGCTGCTCGATATTGGAGAAGCTGGACTTTTCCAGGTCACCGATCATATGCGGTGGAATCCTGAAGATACGGGCGATCTCGTTGATCTGAAACTTGCGTGTTTCTAAAAATTGTGCCTGCTCTGGAGAAATTCCAATTGCCTGGTACTTCATGCCCTCCTCAAGCACTGCCACCCGATGGGAATTAGTGCTGCCCTGATAGACTGAGTTCCAGCTTTCCCTGACTTTGGCAGGGTCTTTAACCACACCGGGATGCTCCAAAACACCACCCGGGGCCGCACCGTTTGCAAAAAACTTAGCGCCATATTCTTCGCAGGCAATGGCCATGCCGATGGCGTTTTTAGCCATAGCGATTGGTGAGTATCCTACCAAGCCATCAAAGCCCAGTCCCGGAATATGAAGTACATCGGATGGATTTAGTACTACCTGACTGAGTCTGCTGTTTACCGTTGGTGCATCTTCTGAAGTGCGGGAGTAAAGATAGTAGAGTCTACTGTTTGCATCCCGGTCCACCGTCATGCGGTTTGGCATGAGAGGATGAAGGGCTATCACTTCGCCGCGCCCGTTCCGAATGATCTGGGCGTATGCATTACCCCATAATAAAAGATGACTCATCAACGTTTCTCGAAACGAAAATGAAGTCATCTCAGGATTGGGTTCGTCGTGAAGCAGAAAATATAGCGGATGATCTGTAGCTTTTTCTTTGCCGCCTGATGCGTTATATCGATAAAGGTGAAGAGGTAATCCCGCCACTGCCTCTGCTAGTATTCGAACACAGGAGTAGACCGCAGTCATTTGCATTGCAGTGCTTTCTGTGACAGATTTTCCGCTGGTTGTACTGCCAAACAAAAATGTATAATAGCTTCCTGTTAGGCTGTTTTCAGGTTTGTCTCTTGATTTAAAAAACCTGCTGAATATGTTCATAGGATCAAAAGCCCCCTTTCGTTGTAGACACTCTCTACAATGCCGTTGCCGCCGATGGTGGCTCTAGCAAGCCCCATGACAAGCGCGACCGCTCCGTCTATTTTTTCAGTGGATTTCTTCTTGTTGGGCTTGATGTTGCCCGCTGCGTCCTGATCAACGATGACGTTAGCCATGTTCCAGTCGAGTACAGGATGGCGGCCATGCCGAATCCGGCCCTCCATAACAAACTGATAGAGGTCTTTGGAGGGCGGGGACATGCTAATGAAGCCCTGTCCGAAGGGGAAAACAACAAAACCGTGTTCGGCTCCCAGTTCCTCAAGATCACGTCGTATTTTCTCCGCGCCATAACGATCGTAGGCAATTTCGCGAATGCGGAATCGCTCTGAAAGCTTAGCGATGAATGCCACGATGTAGTCGTAGTCCACAACATTTCCTTCAGTGGTGTTGAACACGCCCATCTTCTTCCACACGGAATAGGGGACATGATCACGGCGGGTGCGGAGATCTATAACATCCTCCGGCAGCCAGAAAAAAGGCAAGACGGTATACTTCGAGTCACCCGAGCCGGGTGGGAAAACCAGAACGAGGGCAGTCAGGTCGCCTGTAGAGGATAAATCCAGACCACAGTAGCATTCACGACCTTCGTAATCTTCAAGGTTCAAGACCTCACCACAAGCGTCCCATTTATCCATTGGCATCCACCTAATGTCGGCGTTGCACCACTCGTTCAAGCGAAACTGCCGAAAATGCATCTCTTCAGCGGGGTTTTGTTTTGCCTGCTCGTAGGCGGCTTGCACCGTCTCAAATGGAATTGTCACACCGATGGAGGGGTTTACGCGCCGCCACATGTGCTCATCCTCCCAGTCATCATCTTCCTCAATGCCAAAAACAGCGGGGTAAAAGGCTGGATCAATTTTCGAACCGTTAAGTACAGCCTTCGCCTTGCAGTGGATTTCATAGCAAATTGAAGTCTTGTCACGTCCTGCTGTGGTGATAAGAAAATAGAGAGGCTGCCGTCTGGCGTCACCTGTGTATTTGGTCATGGTGTCGAACAGCTCGCGGGTCTGCTGGGCAAAGAGCTCATCAAAGATCAGCCCTGACACGTTGAAGCCCTGCTTGGATTTAGTTTCCGAAGACAGCACCCTGTAGAAGCTGTTCGTATGGGGAAAGATGATCCGCTTAGTGGAGGGCACGAGTTTAGATAAATTTCGCAGATCGCCGCACTGCTCTACCATCGCCTTGGCGGTGTTGAATACGATACTTGCCTGGTTAATGTCAGCAGCACAGGAATAGACCTCAGCCCCAGCTTCACCGTCAGCAAACAGAAGATAGAGGGCAATCGCTGCCGCAAGCTCCGACTTGCCGTTTTTCTTTCCGACCTCGACATAGGCAGTGCGAAACTGCCGATAGCCATCCGCATCAACAATGCCGAAAATGTCACGGATAATCTGCTCTTGCCAGGGCATGAGATGAAATGGCTTTCCGTACCACTCGCCCGTAGTGTGCTTGAGCATTTGAATAAAGCCTACCGCAAAGTCGGCCCGTCTCTTGTCGTATTGCGATGTGGGGAGGATCAGTTTTGTTGGTGTGTATGTGAAAGTACCCATCGGCGAACCTCCTTTCAAAGCAAATAAAAAAGACCTCCGTAATGGAAGCCCTGAAAGATATTTGTACGAGGAATAGCCCCTTATGGGGCAAACCTCTGATGTATGTTAGATTATGCCAGCTGTTTGATTACGTCCTCACCGTAAACCACGCCGAGGGTTGAACCGTTGTCCCAGAGCACAAATACTGTGGCGGTGTCGTCCACAAAGTCCACGGTTCCTTGGTCACCGGGCTTCAAGGTGGAGTAGGGGTCATTCATGGAAATCAGTTCAACTCTAGTGTTTCGCGGGTATTGCTTTCGAATTCTATCGACCGTTTCTTTATTCGGAAACATCATCGCACACCTCCGTGCTTTTCTTGGTGCCGGACTTGAACGCAGGATTTCCGGCAAGGTTTTTCAAGAGAATTTTGCGCACCTGTTTATACTCGTCCCCAATGAAGCCGAGCCGAAGGAGAAAGCATCGGAAGGCGTACTTTTCGTTATCGACTGCCTTCTCATGTGCTGTGACTCGCTTTTGCTTTTTGGCTGCTGCACAAAGCGCACCGATGAAGCGAGAGTAGGCAGCTACTTCATCACTACTTACTGGGAACCTGAACCATGGGAATTTGAGCGTGCTCTCTGTCCGTTCAACAGGAAGGGCATCTACGCCAAGGGCTTTCTTGATGAGCTCCTCTTTGCTGGCAATCAGCTTTTCCAGATTGGTGATTCCTTCATCGGTCATAAAGGAAAGCGGCATTTCAATGGTCAGCTGGTCGGATTCATCTGGTTCGGGAACATCGCTGGCTTGCATGCCGTTTTCACCTTGCCCCTCATCGCGGTGGGTACGTCCCAATCCGAGCTCCCCACGTCCGTCCATTCGTAAATCCTCGAAGGCGGGAATGTCATCGCCGCCGTACTGCCCGCGATTTGAGTAGTCGGGTACGTTCTCGGCATTGAGCTTCATACGGCGCATTTCACTCTCCGCCCAAACCTTTGACTCATCATTTAACTCTTCAATAGAGGGTGTTGCTCCCATGCCGCCAAGGCAGTTTTCGTAGGTATCGGGTTCATCGTATTCGCGTTCCAATGCTTCAAAGCCGTGGAGACCCTGCAGGTCAGCTTCGAGGTCAAGGTTGTCTGGACCTGTGACTAAGCCGTTCTTATCAATGTGGTATCCGCCCACCTCGTAGACGAAAGTCGGCGCTCCGAGATAATTAGTCGGAGCATTCAATTCCTGGCTGATCGCGGTTATAAGAGATTTTCGTTCCGGACCCGTTACGTTGTAATTGAGTTTCATGGGTATAAACCTCCGTTTTTCTCATGATTCCGAAGGCTTTGATTGCCTTCCGGTGATTACATACATCACTCTAAAAGGCTGTAATAGCAAGTCTTTTATGAAGAATTAGGCGCACAATGTTCTATCCACGCCTGGCTACTTCCTTTACCATATCGGCATAGCGAAGGGTTTCATCATCACGTACGCAGGTGATATCCTCGCCGCCGTTCTGTTTAAACTCAGCGTAGCGGCGCAGGATTACGCTTGCGTATTTCTCGTCGAGCTCAAGCATGAAGCAGGTGCGGTCAAGCTGCTCGCAAGCAATGAGCGTCGACCCGCTACCACCAAAAGTGTCCAGCACGATGGCGTTGGCTTGACTGCTGTTGGTTATGGGATACGCCAATAAATCCAGCGGCTTGCTTGTCGGGTGGTCGGCATTCTTTTTGGGCTTGTCGAAGTTCCAAATGGTGGTCTGCTTGCGGTCGGAGTACCACTTGTGTTTGGCGGTATCCTTGAAGGCATACAGCACCGGCTCGTGCATCTGCTGATAATCGCCTCTCCCAAGCACGAGGGAGTTCTTCACCCAGATGCAAGTGGTGGAGTAGTGGAAGCTAGCGTCCACGCAGGCGCGGAAAAAATTCACCTTTTCCGAATCAGAATGGAAGCAGTAAAAAGCCCCACCGTCAGCTAGATTTTCGTAATAGCACTTGAACGATGAGAGCAGGAAATTATAGAACTGATCCGCTTTCATGCTGTCGTTTTTAATTTTTAGTCCGCTCGCCGACTCAAAGCTGACGTTATAGGGCGGATCCGTAAGGACTAGGTTCGCCTTGCGACCATCCATAAGTTTCTTAACGGTATTAGCATCGGTGGCATCGCCGCAGATCAGCCGGTGACGCCCCAGTGTCCATACGTCGCCGGGTAAAACAAAAGCCGCCTCGCTGAGGGCGGCAGTGAGATCAAAGTCGTCGTCTTGCACGTTGCCGCTATCCGCAGCGAACAGCTTTTCTATTTCGTCCAGGCCGAAGCCCGTAAGCTCGAGGTCGAAGCCGAGGTCTTTCAATTCTGCGAATTCGAGAGTCAAGAGTTCCTCGTCCCAACCCGCATTTAAGGCGAGCTTGTTATCGGCCAGGATGTAGGCACGTTTTTGAGCGTCGGTCAGATGCTCAGCAAATACACATGGCACTTCCGATAAGCCTTCAGCTTTGGCTGCAAGTACACGTCCGTGTCCTGCAATGATGTTTAAATCCTTATCGACAATGATGGGATTGACGAAGCCGAACTCACGAAGTGAAGAGCGAAGCTGCAAAATTTGCTCTTTGCTGTGGGTACGGGCGTTTCTCGCGTATGGGATAAGGCGGTCGATGTCCACCTTTTCAAATCGTTCTGTAGTTTGCATATAACTACCTCCGAATAGAATAAGAGTTGAATGTGATTGCCAAATTTATGAATCTGTGGCAAAATAAAATTAGTTGAATATGTTTAGCAAATACATAAGTATTTACTATGGTGCGGAACGGTCACTGGTTACCACCCGTTCTTCGAAGGCATAAGGATCTGAGTTACTCATTTCTGCCTTCGGCATTTCAAATGCAGCCGTTAGCTGTCAAATGACTGAATAAGTCTTTTTGACTGTTAACGGCTGCATTTTGTTAAGGAGGAAAACATATGGCAAAACTTAAAGCAAGTGCATACGTCGATGGTAGTTTTAAACCCCAGACCAGTTTCGCCGGATCGGCTGTGATACTGGTTACCAATCAAAACCATCGTCCATATCGAATCGCCTTTCAGCGACAGTACACAACACTAAATAAATATGGTGCAAATATTGCAGAGATAAATGCCGTCAAGACTGCAATTAAAGCTGCAAGATCACTTGGAGTAACCGATCTAACCATTTATCACGACTGGGATGGACTGGCGTACTTCGCATACAAGTCAAACATTAAGCCTCGTCATCAAGGCTGCCAATGCTACATACAGTACGCCGAATTTATTGAGCGTAAGCGTATGAATATGCGAATTCGATTTATCAAAGTAAAGGCGCATTCTGATGTTGAATTAAATAACACGGCAGATATTATGGCCAGGGCAGGCATGGTAATCTAAAACCCCCTGTTCGTGAGCAATTCCAAGAAGGCATTCTTCTCTTCATTTTGGTTACTGCTGTAACGGTTGATAATTTGCATGATCAAGTTAAAGTCAGCTTGCATCGCTTTGTAGTAGCCTGCACCCGCTGTGACATAGGGCGAGAGTTTCAGTTCCTTAGTCATGCGTCCGATCTTACGGTTCATCGCTTCGCAGGCGAGGAAGCCCTGCCTGTTCAGTACATAGTCGGTTATCGTCTGCGGTGCGACCAAACCGTCGCAACCGCGAGCTGCGATGTACTCCTCAATTTCAGTTCGTAGAATATCTGCTGAGGGTACTTCCTTTTCGCATTCCTTCATTGCCATCGAGAAATACTCGGTCATGACATTTTGCGATGCTATCTTTTTAACAGTCGGCTTTGGTGTTGCTTTGCTGACTGACGGTTTACCTTCAAGTTTCTTATCGTTTGGATTTTTCCGAGGACGGCCTGCCCCCGGACGGTAGCCTCCGCTGGGCATTTGCGTCACCTCGTTTTGATTTTGATTTTTTGATTTTTGATTTTTGAAAAATTCACACGAAGGGTCGCGCCCGTTCTTCTTGTGATAGGGAACAGAGATTCGACCGCCCCCGTCTCATAAAGGCAGCGGTAGTCTACACATTATATGGAAATAAATTGAAAATTTCGTCAATATATTGTATAATATTAACCAATAGGTACCGGGATTCTATATTGGAAGAGGTGATGCTAATGGCAAAGAATACAGGCGAGAATCATCGGCATGGGGCAGTCGATAATCGTTCCCAAACATACAACCCTAAAACCGATCAATATGTTAAACGCGATACAACTACCGGACAATTTATGGATGTAAAAACAAGTTCTCCAACTCCGTTTAAAGGCGTGAGAAAAGAAAAATAATATCACAGCCGGTACCTATTCCTTATTTTCTCCATCGTCCACCTTCGCGTGCTGTAATCTCGGAGTGACAGGATGTACACAAAGCCATAAGGTTCGTGTAGTCATTGTTGCCACCTTGGGATAACGGCTTGATGTGGTGTACTTCTGTAGCAGGTGTTGTCTTATTTTCTTTTAGGCATTCTTCGCAAAGTGGGTGGGCCAAGATGTAACGATCTCGTATTCGTTTCCATGTCCTGCCATACCGTTTTCTGACGGAAGGATCGCGGTCGTACTTCTCATAGCGTTTCGCTTCTTGCTTGGCGTGCACCTCACAAAACCGACCGTCTGTCAGTTTAGAGCAACCAGGGTGGGCACACGGTTTCTTTGCTTTGTACGGCATCTGTTCACCTCCTTGGGTATAAGAAAAGCCCTGCGGGATTTCTCCCACAAGGCTCTCTCAGATTCTATTTTCCTGATTATAATGTTATCAGGAGTGGGGGGTGTCTTTCAGTGTCTTTTTGTGTCTACTTCAGGGAAAGTAGGAGTTTTGCAGTCATCCAGCGCACGAATGTGGAGCTTATGAATGTAGCGGAGATCGTAGCCCATATCCACAGCTATCTTCTCCCAAGAGAGGAAGCAGAGGTAGCGTTTCTCCAGTAGGGTCTGTTGCTCTGGATTCACCACTGCCTTGATGACACTCATGATTTCTTTCTTGAGATCAACCAGCATGTCGATGTCATGATTAATATCATTCTGGAGATCAACGATCTTGCAGATGGCATCAGCCATGCGGGAAGTTGAACCACTGGGATTTCTCGGCATACCCGTCATGACCGATGTGCATGTGGTTGCCAGATCATTCAGTGAATCAACCTGTTGGAGTTTGGATTTGATACGCATGTCCAGATAACGCGCCTGAGAAAGGTAGGTCTTAGTATTCATAACGCACCTTTTCCTTTCTCAGTTTGCTGATGATCATTTCCGGATCAACATTCGTCAGAACGCTAAACCAATCGGAACGAAAAAAGCGCTCAATTCTGGAGATCTCCTGCTCATTGTCGTGCAGACGGTAGTCCTTGACCGCTTGTAGCACGATGGCGTTTGCTAATTCTTGATAAGGGTCCATAATCTGTACCTCCGAATTTTTAGTTCTCTCGGATTGGCACGGATTGTCGTTGATTGTCTTAGACTTGCAGGTCGGCCTTTACGGCATCAATCAAGGCGGCTTGGGTGTTGTCCTTCTTGGATAACACCTTTAGAATCCGCTCGTCGATGGTGTCTTTAGCCACAATGTGCTGCACCACAACCGTTTCAGCGTTTTGCCCCTGTCGCCACAGGCGGGCGTTGGTTTGCTGATATAATTCCAGTGACCAGGTCAGCCCAAACCAGACGATACAGGAACCGCCACTTTGCAGGTTTAAACCATGACCAGCGGAGGCAGGGTGGATTAGTGCTACAGGTAGCTCGCCAGCATTCCACTTTCGGATACTATCGGCGCTGTCCAGCTTAGAAAACGGTACATGAAGCTTTTGTAGACGCTCCGTGATGCGGGCAAGGTCATGTTTGAACCAGTACGCCACTAAAATTGGCTTGCCACCGGCGGCTTCGATGATATCCTCCATTGCATCCAGCTTTCGGTCATGGATAGAGATGGTGTCGGCGTCATCGGTGTATATCGCACCATTTGCTAACTGGCACAGCTTGCCTGTAAGAGTAGCAGCGTTTGAAGCAGTGACGTCTCCATCTGGGAGCTGCAGTACAAGGTCCTGCTTCAACGCATTGTAACGCTGGCGCTCCTCATCACAGAGGCGGACGGTGAATTCACTGCTGATCAGCTCCGGCATTTTCAAAAGGTCGGTAGACTTCATGGAAATGGTGATGTCGGAGATTTTGTCATAGATCCGCTGTTCAGCTCCGGGTAGAGGCTTGTAGCTGAAGATAACCTGTCCGTTGCGCTTGTCAGGCTGGAAGTAGTCCAGTCGGTAGTGGCTGATGAATCGTCCGAGGCGAGCACCCATATCCAAAAGCCTAAACTCAGCCCACAGGTCCATGAGGCCATTTGCGGTAGGGGTGCCAGTGAGACCGATGATGCGCTTGATCTTTGGCCGCACCTTTATCAGCGCCCGGAAACGCTTAGCTTGATAATTCTTGAAAGAGGACAGCTCGTCTACCACGACCGTGTCGAAGTTGAATGGTAACTTGCTTTCCTCAATGAGCCACTGGACATTTTCACGGTTGATGATGTAAATATCGGCGGGCCTGATAAGAGCCGCACGACGCTCTGCTTCGGTGCCGACTGCAACGGAGCAGATGAGGTTCTGGAGATGATCCCACTTATCTGCTTCAGCAGGCCATGTATCCCGTGCCACTCGTAGTGGTGCAATAACCAGAATGCGGTGTGCCTCGAAGCTGTCAAACAATAGGTCGTTCAGCGCCGTCAGTGTGATGCTCGTTTTGCCAAGACCCATATCGAGTAAAACAGCGGAGATGGGGTGCTCCTCGATGTAGCGGGTGGCGTATATCTGGTAGTTATGTGGTTCGTATTTCATCAAGAAACCCTCCAATCTGCTGCTCGTCATCAAGGACATAAACCTTGAATCCAAGCACGCGTAATAATTTGTGCCTTGCCAGCTGAAGTGGTCTGGGCTTTTCGCCTGGAGCTTTAACTTCAACAAAAGCGATGTGACCACCCGGTAGAAGCACGATGCGGTCAGGCATCCCGTCAAATCCTGGACTCGTGAACTTTGGTGCGATGCCTCCGGCAGCTTTGACTGCTATAACCAGTTTTCTTTCGATTGTTTTTTCTCTCATTTTCATTCTCTCCATCAGGATTTTTATGGATGGGTTAACCTCGACGCATGTCATATATAGAACTTTTCTTAGAGCTATTTTTTTATTCCTATAGAGACTTTTTGTATATGACCTTAATCGAGGTTAACCCATAGTCCATCAACTCAAGAAATCCTCAAAATCACCGTCATCGATTTTAAGCCTCAGTCCTGCAAAGAACCGCTTGTTTTTGACCTTGATACGGCCATACCCAGCAGCCTCCAGCGCAGAATAGAAGTCTGTAGTGCTGCGGATATACTCATTTGTGTCAATGCAGTAATTGCGATACGCCCTATAAAGCGAACTGGAACTTTCGCGAAAGCTTGCATCAAGCTCGCATTTCTCCTCAAGAAAATGGCCAAACCAGTCGTTTTGGGATCGGTACTCCGTTATGGCTTGCTGCACGCACTCCGGAACAGGAATTTTGTAATCCAGCGCAATGACCTTCTTGGCACCCTCGATCACCCATGCGAGAATACTCTCGCCAGCGTTTTGATAGAGGTACTCGCCATAGTTCTTGATGTCGCTGCTGCCCTCAATCTTGGCGTCGAAGGGTATAACCACCAGTCTGCGCCAGATGCCGTCATCGGAGGCGCTGACCTTCGGAAGGTGGTTTGTATAGAGAACCAATGTATGGCAAGGTGTGAAGCTGAACGGGTCCTTGTACTTCTTTTCAGCAAATACATCGTCGGTGGAGCAGAGCTGCTTGACCGTAGAGTCGTTGAGTCGAGCGCCTTCTTGTATCTCGGCAGCGATAAGTAGACGCTTGCCCTTAACCTCGGCCATTTCCGGTTTGATGTTTCGGCGGCACCCGACTGTCAGGGTATCCGCGGAGATGTTGCCGCTATACAGACCGAGCACACGGGAGATGGCGTTCCAAAAGGTGGATTTACCGTTTCGCCCACCGCCATAAGCGATGATCAGGGCTTCCACATAGACCTTGCCGATGGCAGCGAGCCCGCAGATCATTTGCACATAGTCGATAAGCTCCTGATTGCCGCAGAAGATAAGGTCCAAACTGTTCTGCCAGATCTGTTCACCTTTGGAACTGGGTGAAACGGAGGTCATTTTCGTGATGAAATCTTCAGGTGAATGCTCTCGGGCTCCGGTCATCCCTTTGCGTAGATCGTAAGTAGCAGCAGGCGTACAAAGAAGAAAGCAGTCTGCATCTAAATCACGCGGTGATATTTCCAGCATTGGACGGGATTCCTTCAGCGTCGCGGTAATATTCTTTGAGTCTCGTCTGCGAATGGCAAAGGATTGGTACGCCTTGGCTGAAAGGAATGATCTGTACGCTTCAAGCTGCGTTTCGTTCATCAGTGACTCAGCCTTTGCTTTTGATGCGTTTTCTAGGATTTCCTGCGTACCGTTTTCCGTCAGCAGTCTCATCGCTGCCTGTAAATCCTTTGTGGCTTCCTCCAGTTGGCGGCGGGTCAGCTCATGAGCGACAGCCTGTGCGCCCGGTTCGCTTTCCTGCCAGTAATGGCTGGTATAACGGATGAAGCGGGTAGCTGGAGAATACCGTAATTCGCCGGAGAAGTATTTCGCCAGAACCTCTGCCTGTCCTACATCGGAGAAATCGCCTGGTATATAGGACGTCGGGTCATTGTAGACCTCCGGAGAAACATAGCCGTCCTGCTGCTGCACCTTTGAAAAGAAGCGCTGGGCGCTGTGCCAGATGGTCATGAGCTCTTGCTCCTCAAGCGGAGGTGAGCATTTTGCAGCTTCCTCCAGAAAACACTGAAAAGCGGCATCGCTGTCGCCATACTTCTTGATGACACGACCAGCAAAACGGGACATGGTGGCATTGCGACTTCCTTCTGGTATGACTTGAGTGGAACGATGGCCATCTGCCATACCAGCATCGAACTCTTCGCCCTCCAGATACTCGCTTAAATTCATGCTGCCGTTGTAGATTTCAACCTCTGGAGAGGTCGTTCCGAAGAAGAAACGTGCGGCATCCAGCGCCTTGGTATCGAAGTATGGAAAGATGGCGTTGACCAACTTCTTCATGTCGCTGTAGCAAGCCGCGTTTGTAACGTGATCAATTGGAAATAGTACGTGGAATTTGGGTCGAGCAGGTTTGCCGTTTTTCTCGCGCATATTGTAGCGGCTATAATGAACGGCAAAGGTGACATCGGGGAAAGCCTCCATGACGTCTGCAGGCATCACCCAATCCTCCGGCTGCTCTGAGTGATCGTTGTCGCAGTCCACCGGTAGGCAATTGCTACCCTTGTAGTTTTCACCATTCCGATAGCTGTTCCGGTATTCGGCGCACACATAGTCATGGCCAACAGCTGCAATCAGAGAACTTGCATCAGTGACCTCGACCTTGTGTGGATAGGAGCAGTTGCCGGGGTTGCCGATGAAGTCGGCGTGATAAAGAGTGAACATCAGTCGTTCACCTCCGTTGCGCCATCCTCCAGCACTTTGATGATGAATTTGAGTGCCGTGATGATTGTTTCAAGCTCGCAGTCACCACCAAGAGACACCTCTATGCCATCTGTGCCATATGGTCCGATCAGATGAGCTTCAATGTCGGTGCCTCCGGCGTTCTCGATGCGAAAGTAAGTACGGCTGCCGTGGCCGGAATCTCCACCCTTATAACCGTTGGTTCCAGCCTCGACTTCGAGAACATTTGCGTTGTATATGTCACGGCTAAAGGTCGTGATAATGGTACCGTCGATATTTCTTTCCTTTTCTGTGATAGCGTACATGTTTAAACCTCCTCGCAGTTTTCGGTAAAGTAGCGTAAGCGGTAGTTCTTCCACTTGGCTCTCTTGATTTCAGCCGACATACCAGCTGAGATGGTGCTGCCGAACACCCAGACTTCTGTACATTTGCTCATTAGGGCGTTGCCGAAGAATAGCCCAAGCTGGCGTTCGGCTGGAATGTCGTCTTTCAAAAACTGTGGAAACAGCAAATGCGGCGCAATGGGAATGAAGCCCTTGTCCACAGCGAAACGACTGTAGCGCTGGGCAGCCTTTATGTTTCCTTCTACATCTCCAGAAAAGGGAGAGCAGATATAGACAATTGGCCTGAATGCCCGAAGCGCCTTTTCTTCTTTTTCGATAGCAGACAAGGCTTCGTAGGCGGTTGGGTCGTAGTAACCCTCGCTGTTAAATTTATCAATGCTCATTTTGACCTCCAATCCGGGCGGGCTTTTTGTCCACCTCTATTACCCAATGGAGGTCAAAAACGGGTTTGAACGAAAAAGGCTCAATCTTTTTTATAAAAATCTGTCTCATAGCCATCGGCGCGGAGCAGCAGCCCATTAGCCCAAGGCGGTGTCCTGCCCATCTGCTCACAGACAGCTTTCAGAGACCTCTGTGGATCGGCTTCAATGACAACTTCATCGTGGACATGCATGACGATGGAGCAGTGCCGGAGTGTTTGCATGGCACTGCAGAGGATGTCGCGGGCAGTTGCTTGTACGATGTTTTCCACGAACTTTGGTCCGTAGGAATCCAGTCGTTCCCATTTCTTCGTAGCACCGACACCTTCGTAGGTGATGCACTGCCCTCCGAACTTGTTTTCACCGATCCCCGGCTTCACATAGGCAAGCCGCCTGCCGGAAGGCAGCGAAATGAAAAGCATCCCGCGCTGGCAGGAGAAAGTGATCCCATGTGTCGAGTTGGTGCGTTTATATCGAACCGCCTCCATTGCGGCCTTGTCCACATCCCACCAGAACTTCGCGATGCGCGGATTGGATTGCCGCCACGCGTCAACCAGTGGAGGGAGCTCGTCCTCTTCAAGTCCCATATCAAGGGCGCCCATTGCTTTGAGAGCACCGACAGATCCGCCATAACCGAGCGCCAATTCTGCAATCTTGCCTTTTTGACGTAGGTGACCATTGATGCCATGCTTTTCAACCGGCACCTTGAACATCTGACTAGCAGAAGCGCAGTAGATATCCCCACCCTTGGCAAACACATCCTGTCGCCACTGTTCACCGGCCAGCCACGCGATCACACGGGCTTCGATGGCACTGAAGTCTGCTACGATGAACTTAGCTCCGGCCCTTGGGACGAAGGCAGTGCGGATAAGCTGGGAAAGCGTGTCCGGAACGTCCTCATAGAGCATTTCAATTGCATCAAAATCACCGGAGCGAACAAGTGCGCGGGCTTCAGTCAAGTCCTCCAGATGGTTCTGAGGGAGGTTTTGCATTTGAATGAGCCTGCCTGCCCAGCGACCAGTCCGATTGGCACCGAAAAATTGAAACATCCCTCGGGCGCGACCATCGGTACATACGGCATCCTCCATTGCCTGATATTTGCGCACTGATGACTTAGCAAGCTGCTGCCGGAGGGAGAGAACATCGGCAAGCTCCAGAGGTGCCGTTTTCAGTAACTCGACGACAACCTTTTTCGCAAGCGTGTCGGTCTCCATGCCATTGTCGGCAAGCCACTGCTTCATCTGCTGCACGGAGTTTGGATTATCCAGCTCCGTCAGATGCTTCATCGCGGTAGTAAGTTCCGATCGGGAGCGACCGTCGATAGTAATGGCTTCCTGCACCAGTGTCATATCCAGCGCTACACCCCGGTCATTGATCTCCTGATCCAGGTGGTATTCGTCCCATAAACTATCCGGTACAGGGAACTTGGAGAGCTTTTCTTGAATGGACATTTCCGTTTCAACATCGCGGATGTTATATTTCTTAAACGCCGACCATTTGTCGGGTGCGTGGTACGTGTAATTTCGGGTGCGCTGACCGTTGGATTTAGTAGGCGCACAAGGCTGACAGAAAAATTTGATGAGGTCTTTGCCTTCGGTAAGTTTCTGCTTGTCCAGTTTCAGCACCGAGCCGACACCTTCCAGCGACAGAGGTAGTCCCATTGTTGCTGCCCATACCATGGAGCATTTCCATGAGACAGGGTTGATGTATTCGCCAGTAGGGAGTCCGAGAAAGCGAGATAGGCAGACCCGCTCAAAGTTTGCGTTGAAAGCCCATTTGATCACCGTTTCATTTGTGAGTGCATCAAGGACCTCGATTGGTAGTTTTTCTCCGCTGGCAAGGTCAACGACCTGAACATCGCAGCCGTCCATGCTGTATCCGAAAAGGAGAACTTCGAAATCAGGTGATTCAACATAGCGGTATACACCTGATTTGGCGAGATTGGTGCTGCTATAGGTTTCAATATCTATTGAGAGTGTTTTCATAATTGACCATCCTTTTATATGGAACGGCGGTAAAGAAGTTCTCTACCGCCGTCCACAGATTTTTACTTGAAATCCCGCATACGCTTTTCGTGATACTCTTTATCACGAGCTTCGCGTTCTTCGTCTCGTTTTGCCCTCTTGCGATCGCCTCGAATGCTCTGAATCATTGAAATCAGGAATGTGACACAGAGAGCTGAGTACAAACCCAAAAGGATGTTTAATAGAATCGTTGTCATTGGTTTACCACCCTTCCTTAAGACAGAAAGTCATCGTCATCATCTGTTGCGAAATCGGACTCAGCACTAACCTTGCCACCGAGAGGCTCGCCATCGCGTACCTTCTGTAGGTTGTTCAGACCGCATGCGATGCCCTTGTTGCCGTTGGAATTGAAGGCGTAGAAGCTGATGCTGGCTCTGCCGTATACTCCGGAGTACACCTCAGAGCGGGTGAGAATCGGATTGCGGTCAGTGTCCACAATACCGGGAGCCGTAGCGGAATTGGCGTTGATGAAGTACGCATTGGCGTAAGCGGGATCGTCCGGGCGCTCTGAATCGCCATCCCTGAGTGGAGTCTTGATTGCCGCCATTGGGGGTACAGACTTGCCGTTACCCTTGAGCTTGGCTTCGCCCTCGTGGTAAGCAGCCTCAATAGCAGCCTTGATCTTGGCCACGGTCTTGATGTCGGACTTCGGGATAATGAGCGAGACAGAGAACTTCGGAGTGCCGCCGTTGATACTCTTGGCCTCCCAGATGTTTGCGTAGCTCCAGCGGGTGTCGGGTCCAGTGATAACCTTCATTGGGTTGTTGGCTTTGTTGGTGTTGTTATTCATAATCGTTTTCCTCCATAAAATCATTTTTGGCTGTATTCATGACCGGGCGTTTGTCGCTTTCCGGTACAAGCGTGGGTTTACCTTGCGGCTTTTCAATGTAGGCCGCTAGGAGTTCATCAAAGCGGGATTTGCCGAGCAGTTTCTGCATTGCAGTGACGCCGAGGACCTTGTGGTCATATGGGTCGAAGCCTGCGCTGCTGACTGCATCAGCGACTTCTGTTTCATTGGTGTACCTGCGATTGGAGCGGCCTTCGACCAGCTTCCAACCGTTCCATTCCTTGCCGCTGATAGCCTGCTGCAGGGCGTATTCCTTGATGTCCGTGGCCCATGCGACAAGGTCATCGACGCGGGTAAGGATTTCTTCGACTTCCTCGTCCCTGAGTAGCGGCGGCAGCTTGAAGTCATAGCGGGCAAGCTCCAGGTTGGCATCGGCTCTGGCGCGGCAGTCGTGCTTTGCCTTGCAGAAACCACACCATTCACCGCAGAGGAAGTTGCCGTCGCCGGCGAAAGCAAGGTCTGCAGTGGGCTTGAGTACTTCGTCCGCCCAGCGGTAAAGCTCATCTTTTGAGAGCTCGTAGGTGCTGATGTTATCGCGGCGGGGTTGATATATGACCATCCTTACGTGGTCAATGTCGTAGATTCCGTCAAACAGCTCTAGGGCACCAAGAGCGTAACACTGCATCTGAGGATTCTTTTCAGCACTTACGAGAACTCCTAACCCATGCTTGTAGTCGCATATCTGCAGGGTACCGTCCGCGATAATGATGCAGTCAGCTGTTCCAAATCCGGACTCCACCCACCGAGAGAAGTCTACACGTTGCTCGATCAGGACGACTGGGTCGGCGCAGGTCTGCTTTGCTGCTTCTACCTGTTCGAGAATATAGGCGGCATAGCCAGAAGCACAGTCGGCCATTTCTTCGTTGAACCATGTGAGGTTCTCGGTCGGGTCCTTTGCCTCCATGCCAAGTGCCCGACGGAGCTTGTACTCACAAAGCTCGTGAGCGTCGGTGCCTTCGGCAGCGTAATTGCTGCCCTTATCGTCGTAGCTCTCGCAAAGTCGAGCGCTGGGAGGGCAATGGAGCCAACGCTCCGATGAGGATGCGGATAGAAGTGCATGTCCTTTAGGTGGCATCAGTTAGTCCCTCCACATCTGCAAGCAGTGCTTTGTAGTTGACCGGATCAATACCGGACAGCTTATCGGTGCCGTACTTCTGGAGCAGAGAGCGAATCTGAGCGGTGAAGCCAGCGCGAGACTTGTTCGCGAGGACAGCTCTGACCGCTTCCAGAGTAAGTACCGGTTCGGTGGGTGTAGGTTCTGGTATTGGGTCATTACTGCTGAACTGCTCCGCTAGCCAATTTGCGGCTTCGTTAATAGATGCAGCTGCGCTGCGCAGTTCTTCGATGGTCATGGCCATGTCCCTCATTTTGCTCAT